TTCGGAGAATACGCAAAGAAACAAATCGTATATCCCTACTTCGTAGGCGAGTACACGGAACAAGAGCCTATGACAGAAGATGGACTTCAGGAAACGACCTTTCTTCTGACAGGCTTCAGCCGTGACAAGTGGCTGACACTGGAAAACGCAAAAGCAAAAATCGAAAACTACTTCAACAAGGTCTATGGAAAAACGGTCATGGTTGACGATGGATCAGCCGTGGCCGTTTTCTATGGTAGTTCTCTGATCGTCCCAACCGGGGACGAAGAACTGAAGAAAATCCAAATCAATCTGCAATGCAAAGAATGGAAGGTGAGCTGATATGAGCAAGGAAGGCAAGACCGGCGTTTCTGCCAATACTCCCAAAAACATTATGTTCGGTGCTGGTACGATCCACAAGGGCCTGAAGTATGCGGGAAGTTCGTGGAATTTTGATGATACCATTATCGGCGCTACTTCTGGCGGCTCCAAGCTGTCTATTGTGCCGGAGATTACCAACATTGAGGTAGACGGCGCACTGGTCAAGACCAAGGGCCTGACCGTCAAGACCGGTGAAACGGCAACCATGGAGATCAACTTCATTGAGTTGACCAAGGACATCATCAAGGCGGCAACCATCGGCGCAGACGGCACATCTGATGATGCATCCAACTATGATGTGATCGAATCCAAGGCGAACATTTCCACGGGCGATTATTGGGAAAATATCGCCTTTGTCGGTAAGACGCTGGACGGCAAGAACATCATTGCCATCATGGACAATGCGCTTTGCACTTCCGGCTTCGAGCAGGAAGGCAAGAACAAGGAAGGCGCTGTTGGCAAGTACACCTTTGAGTGTCACGCAGAGCTGACCAGCGATCTGGATACGCTGCCTTGGCACATCTACTACCCGAAGGCGTCCTGATGAGTAAGGGCAGAATCACAAAATGCAAGTGGTTCTGCCCTTATTTGCATTAAAGGCGAGAATAATTGAAAGTGTGGTTATAAAAAATGCCTGAAAACATTGAAAAGACCTATGAACTGCGCAATCTTGAAGCCGATGACCTGTTTATCGTGATTAACATCATCAATAAAATCGGCATCAAGGAATTCAAAGCTTGCTTTGAATCCGAGGAAGTAAAATCCGCTGTTCTGAACATGGCGAAGAAAACGGATGATAGCACGGATGCAGAAACGGATGATGGCGCGGACGTCGTTTCCATCGGTGTTTCCGTTGCATTTGACATTGCAGCAATCCTGCTGGCGAACATCGGCAAGTGCAAGAATGACATCTATGCGCTGCTGGCTCATTTGTCCGGCACGAAGGAAAAGGAAATTGCAAAGCTGCCTGTAAAGACATTTACGAGCATGGTCGTTGACCTTGTGCAGAAAGAGGAATTCACGGATTTTTTTCAGGATGTTGTAAAGTTGTTCAAGTAGGTGACATCCGTTTTTTTGACCTGCTTTTTCAGCGATATGCAAGCCCCATGGTGCTGCTGGATCAGATGATAAAGACCGGCAGACTGTATGAGTTCATCGGCATAGTCATCAGCATACGCAATGAGGAACAGGAAGAAAGGGTTATGTGGGAATTTTGGCTGCACAGGGACTTTGAACGCTCTTTCTCTGAGTTCTGCAACGCAACACAGGATAACACCACGAAGCCAAAAACGGCCAGCAGGAAAGAACTGGTCGAAATTGTCAGGCGCTCTATGGAAATAACATCATTCGTGCCGTAGGAATGAATTGTAGACCCTTAACACGATGGAAGGCTGCTTTCTGGTGGCCTTCTATCATTTTATCTTCACAGAAAGTGGGTGAAGGTCGTTGGAACTTTTTAAGCTGCTTGGAAGAATCGCTATATCTGGCGCAGATGAAGCGAAGAACGAAGTTAGCGAAACCACAGAACACGCGAAAAGAAAAGGCGCAGAGCTGTTAAAGACAATCGGCAAAATCGGTGCGGCCGCTGTTGCTGCCGGCAGCACTGCTGTATTAGCTATCGGTAAGCAGGCGTTGTCGGCATACGCGGACTATGAACAGCTTGCGGGCGGCGCAGAACTGATGTTTGGCGAAGCCTATGATTTTATCGCAGAGAAGGCAAAGAACGCATACAGTACCGTGCAAATGAGCCAGAACGACTATTTGCAGCAGGTGAACGGCTTTGCTACCGGCCTGAAAACGGCACTTGGCGGCAATGAACAGGCGGCGGCAGAGCTTGCCGACAGGATCATCAACGCGGAAGCGGACGTTGTAGCAGCAACCGGCAATTCTCAGGAAGCCGTGCAGAATGCCTTCAACGGCATCATGAAGTCCAACTATACCATGCTGGACAACCTGCAAATCGGTATCACGCCTACGAAAGAGGGATTTCAGGAAGTTATTGACAAGGTAAACGAGTGGAACGCGGCAAATGGACGTGCCACAGCATACCAGATTGAAAACCTTGCGGATTGCCAAAGCGCTCTTGTCGATTACATCGAAATGGTCGGAATGCAGGGGTACGCGGCAAACGAAGCGGCAAGCACGATCCGAGGTTCTGCTGCGTCCATGAAGGGCGCGTGGAGCAACCTGCTTGTTGGAATTGCAGACGAAAACGCGGACTTCAAGACGCTGACAAGCAATTTCGTTGATAGCCTTGTTGCCGTTGGAGCGAACATAATTCCGCGTGTAAATGTAATTATTCAGGGGCTTACACAACTTATCACGCAGGCATCTCAAACGATTATCCCGTTGGTTGTGCAGACACTGCTTGAAAACCTGCCCAGCATCATTGCTGCCGGTATGGATTTAATCATGGCACTTGTGAATGGAGTTCTTGACAACATCGATCTGCTGGTTGACTGTGTGCTCGAGCTTATTGACGTTATCGTGGATAAGCTGATCGAGAACCTGCCGAAGTTGATAGATGGTGGAATCAAACTTACTGTCGCGCTTGCAAACGGCCTGATTAAAGCAGTACCCGATCTGCTTTCCAAAATCCCGCAGATTATCTATGCTATTGTAAACGGCCTTGTGAGCGGCATTCCCGACGTTATGGAAGTTGGCAAGAATATGGTTCGCGGGGTATGGGAAGGCATCAAAGGCATGGGCGACTGGCTGTGGAACTGCGTTAAAGGTTTCTTCGGTGGCATTGTTGATGGTGTAAAAAACTTCCTTGGTATTGCATCCCCGTCAAAAGTATTTGCGGGAATCGGTGGTTTTATGGCTGAAGGTTTGGGCGAAGGCTTTGACGATCAATTCAAGGATGTCAAGAAAGACATCGAAAGCAACATGAACTTTGACGCTGCAAATGCGTCCATCAATGTTTCCAGCAATGTTCAGAGGCAGGTCGGCGGCGTTGCCGCTGCCGCACAGACTGCACAGAGCAACAACGACAGAAGTATTCACCTGACTGTTGTTGCTCCGAATGGAAAGGAACTGGCGCGATTCATTGCGCCGTATATGGGCGCACAGCTTCAGTTGGTTAGGGGGTAACAAGATGCTGAAATGGTATATCAGCGGGCATGAAATGTCATCCAATGGTGTTTACATCGCCACCGGCTACACCGTCACGTCTGCGCCCATTAGCCGGTCTGTATATTCTGGCGGCTGTGCGTCATACGTTGCTACTAAAGCAAAAATCGGACTGAAAACACTGAAGCTGCCTGTCAGGATCGTCCAAGACACAACGGACAATGCTGACAGCATCCGGTCATGGGCGCTGTCCTTGTGCCTTGGAAGTGAAGTTGATATAGCGCTTCCGAACGGAAAGCGCTATGTCGCCGCACTGACAAGCACGGGCGAGGTTGAGAAGTTCGCTGAAGGTGTGATTGACTTCACGCTTGAGTTCGCGGGATATCAGCGCGGGGAGCTTGTCATGGCGCAAACGCCAAACGTGATGTGCTTTTCCACGGTGCCGGAAACGCCGTTCAAGATCACGGCCACCGTTGCTGCCGCTGGTTCCTTTTCAATGGCTGGTGTGACATTCACAAAATGCGCAGTCGGTGATGTGCTTGTCATTGACGGGCTGAATGGGAAGCTGACAAAGAACGGATCAGCCGTGCTTATTGCCGACACAGACTTTGTTAGCTTCCCTGTTCTTTCTCCGGGACATAATACGGTGAACTGCACCGCAAATGCAATGGTTGAATACTATCCGATTTTCATGTAAGAGGTGAACAATAATGCTTGTACTTGCAGATGGGACGATCCTTGCAGTAGATGACTATTGCATAAAACAAAAATACAACGGAATCAATGAGCTGTCTTTCTCTGTCCCCGATGACATCAAGATCGTAAATGAGCAGAGCGTCCACGAAACCACGCGGAACCAGGCATATCTTGTCAAGATTGTCAATGGCGACAACATCACCTGCGAACTTGACCTTGATGAACTGCGTTCCGTTCAAACGGACTACGATGCAAGCGCAACGCCGCACGATCATTTGTCGGCTGCGCTTACATCTGTTGGATGGAGTCTTGTTGATAACACTGGTATCACAACGCGCCGTACAATCACTGGTGCGTTGACACCGATGGAGATCATCGAACAGGTGGAAGATACATGGAACGGCGTGACCGCTATGTTTGACACAGCGGCAAAGACCGTCACAATCCTTTGCCCGTCCGACAACAAGCCGCAATACGCTTTCTTGGCCGAAGAATTGAACCTTCGTCAGCTTGACATTGCAGGTGACAGTTCTTCCTTCTGCACACGTCTACGGGCGAAAGGTGCTGACGGAATGACTTTCGCCAGCCTCAACAACGGCAAAGACTACGTTGAAAACTATACCTATTCCAACAGAATCATCTACGGCGTGGCGATTAGTGATGAACGCTTCACGAACAAAGAATCCTTGCTTGAATATGCACAAGCCACGCTGGACGCAAATGCTGTCCCGGCTGTCAGCTATGAGTGCGATGTTGTGGACGTTGCTGCAATCGACAGCGACTACAGCTTCCAGAAGTTGCAGATGCACAAGGCTGTGTGGCTGCTTGATAAGAAGTTCAACACAAGGGTTGCGCACAGAATTGTTGAGTATTGCATCTATCCGAATGATGCAAGCAAAAACAAGGTCACTTTGTCAACTGTGATTCCGTCTTTGCAAGGTTCTGTCAAGTCTTTGCAAACTGCGATTTATGATCCGAACAGCGCAGTCCGGCAGCGGGAAACATCAGCAGTCGAGAACGCCACAAAGGCTATCACTGGCGCTTCTGGCGGTAACATCCGGTTCGTATACGATGGCAACGGAAAGCCAATTGAGTTCCTTATCATGGATACTGACGATATTGCAACCGCTCAAAAGGTGTGGCGCTTCAATATTGGCGGCTTTGGCTTCAGCAGCAACGGTTACAACGGCACATACGCAACAGCAATCACGCAGGACGGTCATATTGTAGCTGATTTCATGGACGTTGGGACGCTTACGGCTGTACTTATCAAGTCACAAGATGGAAAGAGCAAGTGGAATCTCAGTACCGGAGATATGGAGCTTTTCAACACCAAACTATCCACAATCGGAAGCGGCGCAACATATCGGAATTCGGACTATTCGCAGGCCGATCTTGACCGCATCGGGCAAATCAACACCAAGGCTGTCACGCCTACACTGGCAGACTATGAAAAACTGGACGTAAACGGGGACGGCACAATTAGTATCACTGATACCGTACAGATTCAACAGATTATCGCAGGTACGCGCACTGTCAATTTTACTACGCGATGGGCGCTGCGGCTTGATCCTTCTGACGGTGATAACCTGCTGAAAATATACCGTGTGTACCACAACAACACCACCGGAGCCGACACAGAAAACGTTGTTTTTTCCGTTGGGTTTGGACGGGCCATTGCGAATACAATTGGGGCAAAGTATGGGGACATTGAGGAAGATTTGTCCGTTGGCGGATCGGTGGACGCCACAAGCTACAAGCTGAACGGCTTTGCTGTCGCATTTCCAGAGAAAAAAACAATCGGTTACGTGGTTTATTGCACTGGTGGCAGTAATAACAAGGCCAGTTGCTTTATCCCGTCAGGCGTATCGGGAGCATTTCAGTGTGCATCCAACGATTGGTATTGCGCATTTAACTTTGACGGCAGCGGCAACGCCACAAAGACCGGCGGAACCGGAAGTGTTGCGTCCGTCTCCGAAGTGAAAAACTTTTAAGAGGTGATATTGAATGAGCGTCAATCAAGCGGTAAACCTTAATCTTTCCACCGACATTGTGCCGCCCGTCCTGAAGATGGTGCAGAATGACAGCAACAGCCGTTACATTGTAGCTTCCTTGTGGGACGGCGCAAGCGCATACGATGTTGGTTCTGCAAGTGTTATGCTGCGCTTCACGAAGCCTGATGGTACAGGCGGAATGTATGACGCAGATGAAGTGGGAAATGTCGTTGACGTTGACGGAAATGTTGTCACAATTCCCGTTGCCGCGCAAGTCCTTACCGTTGCAGGTGATGTGTTTGCACAGGTCGATATTTACGGATCGAGCAACAGCAAACTTGCTTCTTTCGCATTCAAAATTGATGTTGCCGCATCTGTATATCCTGATGCGCAAATCATTTCAAGCGATTACTACAATGTTTTGACAGCCGCTATTGCAAATGCCGTGACTGCGGCGCAGAACGCAGCGGCAAGCGCAACGGCCGCGGCCCAGAGCGCAGTGGAAGCCGCGACATCGGTTGACGGTGCCGTCAAGTACAATGCATCGCAAGCACTGTCTGACACGCAGAAAGCGCAGGCACGGACAAACATCGGCGCATCTGCCCCCTACACAGCTGGGGATAACATCGCCATCAGCGGCAGCGTCATCTCCTCCAAGGCGAGGCCATGGAACCGGAATCTGCTGGACAACTGGTATTTCGGCAATCCGGTGAATCAGCGGGGCAAGACAACGTACAGCGGCGCGGGATACGGTATCGACCGGTGGAAAGCGACCACCAACATCACATCCGTCACGGTGGACAGCGGTGGATATCTGACCGTGGTGGGCGGCTCCGACTCCGCGGCTGTGGAGGAGACCGCGGAATACCCGCTGCTCGAGGGAACGGTGCTGACGCTCTCCGCGCTGATGCGATGCAGCACACAGGGGTGCGGCGTACAGTTTAATTTCGGCGGTACGTATTCCAGCACTGTTGCTGTAACAGGAACTGGCGACTGGGAACTGGTCAAGCTCACGGCTACCGTGCCCAGCGGCGGGGCCGCACCTGCGGTCCGCTTCCGCAACTACGGAGTCGCGGGCACATTTGACGTCATGGCCGTCAAGCTGGAGCTTGGCTCCCAGCAGACGCTGGCCCATCAGGACAGCAGCGGCGCGTGGGTGTTGAACGAGCTGCCGGATTACGGCGAGCAGCTGATCAAGTGCATGCGCTACCTGCAGGTCATCGCCACGCCCTACGACACAAGCGGCAACGGCGTGGCCATCGGCTACGCAAACAACACCGTCGACCTGTGGGTACCCATCCCGCTGGCTGTGCCCATGCGCATATCGCCTACGCCCACCATCCCCACCGGCGGCGTATCGCTGTTCAAGGTGGGCAAGACCTCCAACGCCCTGAAGGATGTCACCAAGGTAACAGGCGGCTGGGCAATGCAGACCGGCGGGGCATGCAGCGTGCGTAGCCTGATCTTTACGGCCTCCGGCCTGACGGCGGGCGAGACCTACGCCCTGTTTCTGCGGCAGGGGGCTCAGATCGTGTTCAGCGCGGAGCTGTAAACAATAAGCATATATCATCAGGCCAGTCACGGCAGCAAGCGTAAAGAGAGCGCCGATTTACCTCGGCGCTCTCTTTCTTGCGTTAATCATCATCGGAGTCGTCGGTCTCAATGCCGCCGTCTGCCGTCCAAAATACTTCGTGATCTTCCCCATCGTAATGGTTGTAGTAGTGATGCTCCCCATCCAACCGTTTTCTACATCTGGTACAAACATACCAATAGCCGAAATCGTCCTCAAAGCCTGTGGTGACAGAACGTGGGCCACCGCAGGTACAATACACATTTTTCTGATCGCTCAT